AGGTCGGTACGACACGCAGGCCATCGGCAAGGTCAGCGTGCTGTTCTTCGGCATGTACGAGGCGGAGACTGTCGTCTACGACTCGACTGGCCTGGCGTTCGGTGACCCTCTGGCGGTGGCTGATGTCACCTTCGGTGGTCTCACCCGTCGTGGTCTGAAGAAGGCCGTCTCGACTCAGGCAGTGGTGGGGTACGTGACCCGCCTCATGACTGGGAAGATCCGGTTCCTCCACCGTGGCGTGACGATCCTCGCGTAGTCGGCACTTCAACCCCATCCGGATAAGGGTTGAACCCCTACGTCCGACACCAAGAAATCAGGAGACACAAATGAGCGTTCCAGCACAGATGTTGAACAGCCTGTTCTTCGAGAAGGTGGCGACTTCCGAAGGCAAAGAGAAGATCGCCGAGTTCGGTGGCACGTACATCCGTGACCGCCTCCGTGAAGTGTCGTTCGCCCGCAAGATCCTCCCGCCCACCCCGGTGCAGCGGACGGAGCTCCAGCGGTCGGTCAACCACGACACCCTCGTGAAGATCGTCGACATCGAGCCCAACTCGAGAGCAATGTCGATGACCTTCCGTGGCCAGCCCACGGCTCGGTTGATTCGTGCTCCTCGCTTCGAGATCCCGTTCTTCACGATCTCGTCCGAGAAGTTCGAGAAGCACGAGCAGGAGCTGCTCGCGTACGAGATGCCCATCACCAAGATCATCGAAGAGAACTCGGTGAAGGACATCCAGGCCATCGAGGACAGGCAGTTCCTGCTGTACGTCGAAGCGGCCGTCCAGGCGATGCAGCAGGAGGGTCAGCCCTCTGCCGTGGCAGCCAAGCTCTCGTCGGCGGAAGTCATCGCCGGCACCACCAAGGAGTTCTCGGTGGTCAAGGGCGAGGGTGCTCTGGCGGCGGCCACGGATGACTTCGTCATCCACCCGGTCCTCAAGCCGGACTTCATCAAGCTGAAGAAGCTTCTGCACCGCCGCTTCCTCCGGGCGGAGCGGATCCTCATCACCGAGCCGGACTACGATGACATCTCCGCCTGGACCATCCAGGACGTGGGCATGACCATCGCTGGCGAGACCTCGGTCGAGGGCTGGAAGGCGAACACGGTCGTCGGATTGAAGATCATCCGCACGATCAAGACGGACATCCTCCGCGAAGGAAACGTCTACTGCTACACCGCCCCGGAGTTCTTCGGTCGGTTCTACATCCTGAACCAGACGAAGTTCTACATCGACAAGATTGCCAACCTCATCACCTGGCAGTCGTGGGAAGACATCGGCATGGGCATCGGCAACATCGCCTCTGTCGTGAAGCTCGAGCTGTACTCGGGCTCGGTCACCCCCGGATTCACCTCCACTGGCTTCGGCGGAGCAGTGCCGAAGACCGAAGAGGACATGAGCCCGGTCAACAACAAGGTCGATGCCGGCCTGACCTACCCCCAGGTCGATCAGTTCTAGTCCAGCAGGGGGAGAGGGAAACCTCTCCCCTTGTTGTGTCTGCTCTTGAGGAAGCTCGAGGGCAGTCACAACAAGTCTTCCTGGAGGCCTCATGCACTTCGAAATCTCCCGTGCCTTTCGACACGGAATGCAGCTGACCCAGGCCCAGAAGACATCCTCGCTCTTCTCGGAAGAGCCTATGGTGATGGGCAAGGCCCTTCGCCGGGGCCTGCCGCCTCTCCGCATCGACGAGGCTCAGTTCAAGCAGAACCAGATCATGCTCAAGCGTCTCTTCGACGCTGGTGCCATCAACATCAAGGCGGTTGACGGAGAGAAGGTCGTCGACTTCCGTGAGGAGGAGGCTGAGAAGAAGATTGCCTCCTCGATGCCGTCTGCATCGGATGAGCTGAAGGAGATGAAGGCCCCTCCTCCGCCTCCGGCTCAGATTGTCGAGCAGCACCAGAAGGACCGAGACGCCGAACTGCAAGCGTTGGCCGGGGAAGCGACCGCTGTCGCCCCAGCCGGTGATGCGCCGCCGGCTGGGGTCGCTGCACCAGAGGTGGTGCCTCCTGATGAGGGTGGTAAGGTGGAAGACTCCTCCGAGGGTCACCACAAGAAGCGGAGGGGCAAGAGGGAGTCCTGAACATGCGAGTCTACAACCTGAGCGAGAGGGAGCTGGTCTACAAGAGCAAGACCATCCCACCCAACGGAGGAAGCGCTGAGTTCCCTGGTCTCTCGTTCATTCCCGACAGAGACAAGGCGAACAAGTGCCTCGCCTTCGGGAGTCTGCCTCGGGGTTGGAAGGCGAAGACTGTTCCGGTCGTGGTTGTGAAGCCTGTCCTTCCTCCGGTGGCACCGGTGGCGGTCCAGGCGGTAGAGACGCCGTCGGTCGTTGATATGCCCCTCGTGGCCATGGCTGAAGAGGCTGCGCCCAAGGAGGGCAAGCGGAACAAGCGTTACTGATAGGAGAACACGGATATGGGTACATCGGTAGAAGGTGCCAATCTGCCGAATGCGTCCCTGCAGATTGACGAGTTCGCCAACGCAGTCCGTGTCTTCATGCGGGACTACAAGGAGCTGAACCGCCTCATCGCAGGCGAAGAGAGCTCCAACCGCCAAATCGTCTGGGCCATCTGCGACGCCCTGGATGACTTCAACACCACGCCTCCCTTCACGAGCTTCGGGCTGAACACCTTCCCGTCTCGTAGCCTGCTCATCAGGGCGACGGTCATCACGCTGCTCGAGAGCATTGGCTTGCTCCAGACCCGGAACCACCTCTCGTTCTCAGACGGTGGTCTGCAGGTCGGCATCAACGACAAGACCCCCTTCATCCAGTCCTGGCTGCAGCTCTTCAAGAACTCCTACGAAGAGAAGAAGACCAGGCTGAAGGTGGCGTACAACATCGAGTCGGCTTGGGGCGGTGGTCTGAGCTCTGAGTACCGCTTCGTCAACGGCTTCTACGGGGAATGGTGATCTATGGCTGTCGCTCTCAAGAGTAAGCACTTCAAGGCGCTGAAGGAGCTGAACGACTTCTGTGCTGCCGCACCGAATGCGGTCACGACCATCGTGCAGATCGTCCAAGACAACAGCGGAAGCTGGGTTCTCTTCTACACGTAGACGTTCCCACACCTGTCATGTTGCCGGTACTCTGGAGAGCACATGTTCGACGAGAAAGACTTCCTCCGTGAGCTCTCCAGAGACCCTGTCCGGGTAGAGGCAGCTCACGCCTTCCTGAAGACAGCGGCTGGCAAGGGCAAGTGCGATGTCTGCCCGGCCCCGATGACCAAGAAGATTCTCTGGGCTGAGGGGAAGGCCTACATCCCTTCCTGCGATGAGCATGTCTCTGAGGTCACCAAGAAGCATCAGGACCGCTTCGACTTCGGTGGCCCTGATGGCATCAAGAAGGCCTCGGTCGCGGCTGCTGCGAAGAACGCCGGCAATGCGGTCAAGGAGTTCGTGAAGACCCATCCGAAGGAGATTGCCGCTGCCCTGGTCGGAGCTGCCACCGTCGGTGGGGTTCAGTACATGGCCTCGAAGAAAGGCAAGGACGGCGGTCTTTCTGCTGAGCAGAAGATGACCCGTGATGCAGCCGAGAAGACCAAGGACTCGAAGGGCTTCGTTGGTCGCAACGCTCACGTCACTGCCAAGGCAGCGAAAGACTTCGCAGATGTGCACGCCGATCACCCGGTGGCAGCAGGACTGAAAGCAGCTCCTCTTGGTGGGGTAGCTGGGCTCAAACTTCTCTCAATGTTCAAGAAATAAGGAGACTCGCATGACCCCCGAGATGCAGCTGGCCAAGTTGTTGAGCCCCGAGCCCACGGCGCACGAGAAGCTCGCCTCGGCCTTCGACGACATGTCCATCGAAGAGCTTGAGCAGGTGCTCCGAGATGAGGGGGTGGACCGTGCCACTGGATCAGACGACAGGCTCGAAACGCTTGTTCAGTGGGCTGACAGCCAGGGCCGGGAGATGGCACGTCTTGAGAAGACTGCTCTTGTAGATCAAGCCCTTGGCGGTGTTCTGGGTCACCACTACGGCAAAGAGCAGAAGAAGCGAGGCGAGGACTACAACTTCGGAGTT